AGGTAGAAAAGATACTCTCAAGGCAGAGGGAATCTGATGACGACAACGAGTAATCCAGATGTAACAGATTATATTTTTTCTAAACTGGATTTTGATCCTACTCCGAAACAAGAACCAATACTCAACTGCCGTAAGCGTTTCATATTGGTAGCTGGTGGTGAGCAAGCTGGTAAATCTATGGTGGCATCCAAGTATTTGGTGTCACGATTTCTAGAAACCAAGGAAGCTGGCCTATATTGGTTAGTAGCTGCAGACTATGAACGAACTAGAGCGGAGTTTGAATACCTTACACAGGACTTTGCAGCTCTGGGTATACTTGCTGAAGTAACTAAACGAGTAGATCCCGGTAGGATTATCCTTGCAGATGGTACTAGAATAGAAACCAAGTCAGCTAAAGACCCAAGAACACTAGCTATGAGAGCACCTGATGGAATTATTGGTTGCGAAGCATCACAGTTAGACTTAGAAACATTCCATAGGATGCGTGGTAGGTGTGCACCTAAGAGGGGTTGGATGTTCCTCGGTGGTACATTTGAAGGTTCACTGGGATGGTATCCACAACTATTTCAGCAGTGGCAGCATGGTGGTGATGAGGAACAATCCTTTTCCTTACCAAGCTACTCTAACCAGCATTTATATCCCGGTGGTAAAGATGATCCTGAGATACTTAGACTTAAAGCTGTTGCCTCTGATGACTTCTTTATGGAGCGTATTGAAGGAATACCAACCCCACCACAGGGATTAGTATTCGGAGAGTTTCGACCTGATATCCATATTAGCGACGAAGCCAAGTGGTCAGCAGGAGATCCGGTATATCTTTGGATGGACCCCGGTTATGCTGGTGGCTATGCTGTAGAGGCAGTACAGGAGATTAATGGTCAGATATGCGTGATAGACGAGATATACGAACAGAACCTGATAACAACAGAGATGATAGACATAGCGAAGTCTCGTCCGTGGTGGAAAGATGTCCAAGGTGGGGTGATAGACATAGCTGGATACCAGCATCAGGCTATGTCTGCCCCAGCAGAAATATGGCTGGAAGAAACGGGTCTATATCTTGCTGCTCAGAAAGTTAGAATCAATGAAGGAACTGAAAGGCTAAAGTCATTTTTGAAGCCCGATCCAATTTCTAATGCCCCAAAAATCATTTTTAATCCAACTTGTCGTGGAATTTTATCAGAGTTTGGTGCAGAACCTAACCCATTCACAGGACAAACTCAATCCTATCGCTGGAGAACCGATAGAGATGGTAATATAGTTGGAGAGACTCCCGAAGATAAATACAATCACGGTGTTAAAGCAGTAATCTATGGTCTAGTAGATAGATTTGGTTACGGTCATTTACGAAATAACTCGTTTATAAAAGTAAAGAGGTGGTAGGTGGCTAGAAGAAAAGTAGAAGATATAATTAATTTAGTGGAATCTCATTATGATTCCACTGAACCTCTCCGATCTCGTATGGATGCTGATCATAATTTATATAGATTAGCTCCATATGATGCTGGAGATGGATATCAATCATATACTTCAAACGAACCACAGACATATGCAGATAAGATTATTGCATGGTTATCAGGTGCGGATACTATTGTTCGTATCCCTCCTGCTGGTAACCCACGTAATTCCAGAGAAGTTAATAACGATAAAGAAAGATTTATTATTGGGGCTTTAAAGTCTGCTAATGAGCGATTAATGAGAAGACTTCAGCCATGTCTTCAGGATCAACTGGCATGGTATACAACTCTTCGTGGTTGGTATGCAGGTAGAGCCTTATTAGTTAAAAGAGAAGATGGAGAAACATTTATAGATATTACTCCTTGGGATGCAATGCATACTTACTGGGGAACAGATGGTGATGGTTTGGCATGGGCCTGTTACAAGGTTAAAAAGACTAAGCATGAAATAGAATCTCAATACAATGTTCGACTTGGTACAGATAGAATTGATGAAGATGGTATTGATGTCTATGACTTCTATGACCGTGAAGATAACTATGTAGCAATTCCTCATCGGATTATTAAAAAGAGAACAGCCCATGGTGGTACTGGAGTTCCTGTATTTCTAGGTCCAGTAGGTGCTAACCCATTAATACAATCATTGGAATGGTCTTCAATAGAAGATACTGTTGAAGATTATGGTGAATCGGTATTTAAATCTACAAGAGAGTTATATGAAAAACATAACTTCATGATGAGTGTTATGTTGGAATTAACTGCCAGATCACGTAAACAAGGAATAAAGATAACTTCCAGAGATGGTCAGAAAACACTGGAAGAAGATCCATATAAAGAAGGAACAGAAATATCTCTAGCACAGGGAGAGGATATTCAGCCTTTAGGTTTGATGGAGGTTGCTAGAGAAACCGGGGCATATATGGGGATGGTATCAGGCGAAATGCAGCGTGGTTCTATACCTCATTCTGTATACGGAGAATTGCAATTTCAGTTATCTGGATTTGCAATTAACACATTAAGACAAGGGGTCGAGTCTGTATTAGGCCCAAGAATTGAGGCGTTAGAACATGCCTATATGCAGATATGTAATCTTTTGTGCGATCAGTATTCCAGTGGTGCTTTCACCGCCATGGAATTGTCAGGTCGTGACAACAACAGGATGTATTTTTCCGAAACAATTACACCTGAGAGAGTCAAAGAGGGGGGATCTATAGAGATATCTATAGTTGCCAGACTGCCTCAAGATGATATGTCTAAGTACTCAATGGCACAGATTGCAAGAGAAGGCCCAACACCACTCATGCCTGATCTTTGGATCAGGGACAACATCCTTGGAGTTCAGGATGCTGATCAAACAGACGATGCGATTAAGGAACAAATTGCAGAAAGAACACTGCCAGAGGCAGGAATATGGAGTCTGTATCAAGCATCACTGAAACAGGGAAGAGACGACTTAGCTCAATTTTATCTTGGTGAACTAATGACATTGATGTTGAGTAAGGCTAGGATGTTGTCAGATAATCTGGGTGGTGGAGTACCGCCAGCCCCATCCGCTGGTGCATTGCCTCCAGTGCCTCCGGGTGCTTCACCAATGGCAGGACCACCCGGAGTACCACCCGGAGTCGCACCTCCAGCTATGATGAATGGAATGCCACCACCTGCTCCAACACCACAGGCTGGGCCTAATGTCCCACCGGGACAGCCTAGGCCGGGAGCACAAACAAATGAAGCACGGTTAAGAAATATTGGACTCGTAGGACCGGGAGGGCAATAGTGGCAATAGGAGATAACATACCCGGAATATTTGGTAATCTACCAGAATCTGTAATGAAATCTGGTGGTGATCCACAATACGTTATGGATTTATTTCAAGGTCTTGATGCTGACAGAGAAATGGAATTAAGAACATCAGCATTGTCTGGAGGTATTCCTCCATATGAAGATATACCTCCATTTGAACAGCATTTTCAAATAACTGGTGATCCCTTTATGTCTGCCAATATAGCATTGCAGGATACGTTAGCTGCACAGTCTGCTAATAACGATACATCTGGGATAACAGCAGGAATAGGAGCCGAAGCTTTATATAATTTTTCTCCGGGTACTGTTGATACTAATATACTTAATGAGTATTCCGACAGCCTAGGGATTAGTTCAGATGCTCTTGCTACTGCATATAATGACCTTAATGAGTCTATAGATGCCAGTATGTTTTCAATGCCAGAAGAGGGTTTATTTGATTCAATTCCTGTGGGACATGTTCCGCCTGATGAAGATAGAGAGCCAGTAGGAGCAGGAGAAAGATTTGCTGGAAGCCCGATTGGTAAATTATTTGGGAAAATAGGAGATATTAATTTCGGAGATATATTTGCAGCAGGTTCAGGTGCTAGATTTGATAACATGGAATCTACTACAGAACCTCTATCAATTGATGGTAATGTATATACCGACCTACAAGGTAATCCAGTATATTCAATGAAACCTCAAGGTCCACATATAACCAACCCATTTAAAGAGGGTACAGCGGAATGGGTTGGACCAGCAACAGTAATACCAAATGAGGTAACTTTCGATGAGCCATCGGATACAACCACTACGACTCAGACCGTTCCTGAAACTTCTGAAAATGAGATACAGAGAATAAAGAGATTGTGGGATGCTGGCGAGTTATCTCCCACAGAAAGAGACAATAGGCTAGAAGCCTATGTTCTATCAGGAATGGATAATCAGTCAAAGCAAAGATTTGAACAGGGAGATCAGGCTTTAATTTTTGATGTGAATAGAACAGTTAATGAATTCAAAACTGCTTTTGGATCAGATACAACATTAGCAGATGAGTCTGATAGAGCATTTGAACAAAGGATTGTTTCTGCAGACGGTGCTCCTTCTCCTACTATAGGAACTTTTGAACCAGCTAGTTCATCTGTAGTTCCAACTACAGCTCAGACATCAGTAGTTCCAGAGACTATAACTATGGGAGAGGGATTAGGA